GTAATTGAAGTGCAAGTCTGGGTGTAAAGTTTGGGATGCCCAATCGTTGTTCCCACCATGGATCAACCTGTTCTCGCCAGGCTCTGCTAGCATCTGTGATGCCTTCTAGAAGTTCACGGTCCCAATTAAAGATGCTTGCTGTAGCATCCTTTAATGGTTCTGCAAAACTAGCCTGCGTAAACCCTTGCTCTGAGAGTATGTCGCCTACTGTACCTTTACCAGAACCTATTAGGCCAATAATTCCTATGATCATCTCTTATTTTATCCAATGTACTAGTAAACAAATCAAATTTACTAGAGTCTAATTGTTTAACTGACAACTGTGTCTTTAAGTCTGTCATTACTGTGATTGCATTTAAATAATCTTCAACTCGATTACTATTACTAAACTTTACTATACACTGTGATAAGATAGTAATCAAATTGTTTCTTTTATCTTGATCGTAAATACATGGGTGTAAATGCATTGGATTATTGCATATATACATATCAGCACCGTATGCACCTTGCTCATTGTCAATGATATAATCTACCAACGATTCTAAATACGGAACACTATAAGCACTAAGTACAGTATTAAACATGACACTGTGGCCAGTTTGTAAAACTCGTTTGATACCAGCGTCCACATCTAACCATATTGTTCCAGATCTAATATACTCTGCAGGTTTACCCACAGCATCAATACTTAAGGTTATATGAACATTTTTAAATTGATTTATTTTTTGGATGAACTGATCTGTAATGTTACTAGCATTTGTTGTTATTAAGAGACTAATATCTTTGTGTCTTCCTATATCAATGCATTTATTTAAGATAGTATAAAACTCATCTATAATTGTAGGCTCGCCGCCTGTAAACATTAGCTTTTTGACAGTTGGCAAATAGTTTAAAATATCCGTCGTTATAGTAGTAGTATGTTCTATATAATTTTTATCGAGATCATATCCATAAAATTGTGATAAATTGTGTACTTTAGATTCTTTAGCAATACTACTACTAAAGATTGGCTCACAGGTCCTACATTTAAAATTACATTTATTGCTCAACCTAACATCTAAGTATTCAACGCTGGGATCTACTACCATACCGTATTCTTTAAGAGATCGTTGTCTTAAACTTAACTGGTGTGACTCTTCAGCTTGCTTGCATAACTTGCAGCCGTCAGGCCAAATATTAGATTCTAATTGATCTCTGATATGTAAAAGATTATCACTTTCCCAGAATTTAGATGGAGTTAGCTCGCTGTTAATTGTATAGTTACAACACGGTTTTGTAAAATTTTGCCCTACAAACATATGCATATAAGGCAGTGGACATTTTATCATAGTATTATGATAACATTATTTGTGTAATTAGCCAATAATAAAACTAATTGGATCGCTGCCGTCAACGTAGTTGATTAATTCTTGTTCTAGCTTATCAATCTCGGCTTGCGCTTCTGTTTTTAATGAGGCACCATTGAGACTGGTTCCGCCTTGTGGACCGGCAATGGTATTAAATTTTTCCCGAGCCTGTCCTAGTGTAAACTTAGCCAACGCCAATGAGTAGTCTTCAATCCATGGTCTAACGTGGGTGTTCTGTAGCAGAGTAACGTCTGGTATGGTATTGTATACCCATAGCACAACCACTTCTCCACTAGCATTAAATTTTCTTAGTAAGGTCACAGTTTTTGTTACAGGGTTCCATTCAAAGTTAACATACCCACCAAACAGTCTAGCACTTAGTTCTTGGTACTGATAATACATTTCATAGGTTGCTTGACCACCCACACGACCTGCTTGTAGGAGATATGTGTTTACAAAGGCTGCTTCAAATGGTTCAAATTGTGTGCCTGTATCCGAGGACCCACTGCCCACACTGCGACGAAATACCTGTCTAACGTCCTGTACTTCGTTGGGTAGCACATACTCTTGCTGTTCTTCGACGATGTTTAAAAAGAGATAACTGCTTTCAACACTGTTCCTTGCTCGCTGTCTGTATCTACGCAAGGATCTGTCAATACACATGTCATAGTGTGCTGGATCCAATTCAACATCAACCATGTCTCCACCTAAACGAAGATGAATATAGTCTTGTATGTCTTTGCGAAGGGTTGTGAGGTTAGCTGTCATTTAGATTTCCTTATATTGTATTTATTAGGAAACCTTGAGTAGCACCGTATCCTTGTTGAGTCGACCATTCATTTTAGTTTCAACGGCACGGATATTGGTTAAGAACTTGCGTAGCGCAACCTTACCACTGCCCATGAACTCTTTGATCTGTTCCTCGGGTTTACGCAGGGTCTTTTGTACACTCTGCTTTTCGTCAAAAAACTGTAGCGTGGTGCCCTTAACAGTAAATTCGGTGTTGGGTTGGGCAACATAACGTCCTAGTTTGCGTGTCTTCGTATTAAACACCCAAATCTCTGTGGCTCCAACAATCTTGGTAGGATCTACACTAGTAATCTTAAATCTAGCGTCATCCTTTTTAATCTTGAGTTTAGAAACCAGCTTGTCGGCACTCTTAGGCTTGGGCTTGCGGGTAGCACGAGTAGCCTTCTTAAGGTTAGCATACGCATCCAAGTCGCCGAGCATAGCATCAAAGAACTTTATCATATGCTTAACGTCAGATTTACTTAAATGGGCATAGCCTTCGGCGAGATCTTCTGGGCAATCCTTTTGCGTTAGCGCCTGAAACTCTGCTGCTACGGGTTCGTAGTAACTGCGAATCTTACTAATGTGAGCCTGTGCCACCGAATTCTTTTTTAGATAATCAAAGAACTTAGGGATATCCGCGCCAGGCTGGGCATCCACCCAACCTTCAAACTCACCGATGATTTCGCTGAGCTGCTCACGCATGCGTTCTTGAATGCTGGGTTTGTACGCGGTTGCTTTAATCTTTTCTTCTTTTTTCTGTTCTTTAACCAGAACTTGACCAATTTGGGCAAGATCAGCGAATCTGTTATTCATCCACTCAACCGTCTCAGCCGGAACAGGCTCAACACCATCAATCTCGCTGTAATAACAGTAAGCGGCAGTATTGCTGGTACCAAACTTCCAATCAGGATTGGCAACAATAGCCTGCGCGATCTTCTTGTCAAACTTCTTGCGAACATAGCCCTTAACTATGCTGGCGTATTCTTTTGGTTCTACGTCCAGGTGAAAAATCTGCTGGAATTTTCTAAATCCTTGGTTAGTAGGGATGGCCGCAATGCCTGTTTTTTTGCGGCGGCTGATTGATTTCTTACGGCGTTTAACTGTTGCTACCATAGTACTTCTCCATGCCTTCAATGAGGCTCATAATGTCCGCTATGTTAAGATTGTCCACAGCCTCGTTGGCTACGGTTTCAACCCATTCTCGTTGTAGCTGATTTAATACTAGCACCTTACTAGCAGGAAAGTCAATCACTTCACCCATGTTTTAACCAAACCACTTGCGGCATGCTGGATAGCGCCGTTTAATAGGTTCCCAGATGTGTCGTTCTAAGCGACCAACAATTGCTGGTCTTGGAATTAACCACCCTAGAACTATTCCTACAATTAAAATATCCATGATATGTGCTCTTTATCTTAATGACTTAAAATTTGGCTCCACGGGTAGGACTCGAACCTACGACCGATCGGTTAACAGCCGATTGCTCTACCACTGAGCTACCGTGGAATAAAATTGTCTTCTGTAGTCACCTACATGCTCCAGTAGGTTTCCGAACTGGGAGAGCAGCACAAGGGCGTGTTAACACTCTCCATGTACTTCTTACCCGTCATCAAGTTGGTCTTCTCAACCTGCTTCTCAATGAGGCTGTACAGTCTAGTATCAACAATACCATATTCGCCTGCATTGTAGCCCATGCAAGCCATCCGAGTGCGGAACGCTTTGGCAGCGCCGTAGCTCTTCCAGGTGCTCTTGCCCTTCTTATTCTTCATAATTTTGGACGTTTCAAGGTTGTAAACGTAAAACATGCTTTCGCTCCTCATTTTCTACATATACATATTAGCACATATAGGGTTTACGTCAACCTTTTTTGGTAAAAAAACTGGGCTAAAAAACCCTGTAAAATCAATGACTTAGCTCTGGGTTAAAAAACCCTGTAAAATCAATGACTTAGCAAGCTAAAAAAATAGCCAAAAAAGGCTGACAAAATGGGTATTCGTGCTATTATATATTTTAAGTTGAGAGTGAGGAGCAAGAACATGGATATCGACAACCTCTACGAAGAACTGATAGGACTGGACGAGATTGCTGGCGAATTGGACGATGAAACCAATCGCCGTGTAGGTGCTCGCCGTGCTGAATTGGTAAGGCAGATTAAAGAAATTGAAATGACAAAATACAATAAAGATGCTGTTGAAAAAGCGATTAAAAAAGACCCTCGCATCAAGGGCAAAGAAGCAAAAATGATTCATGCTCTTCTCAAGGGGCGATCTAAATGAGCGCCTACACGTTGGATAACTGCAAAGTCTACTCGTATGCCAAACCACAAAGCATAACTTGTCGATGATGAAAGTGAGAGTTATCTAATGAGCAAAGAAGTTTCAGTTGCGGAGATCCTGGACATGGATGACATGGTTGTTAGCACTCAGGGTTATACCCGCAAGCAGTTGAGCGATGCTTTCGATACTATCGCCGATCCTTCGAACTGGAAGATGCCGATTACTGCTATCGTCAAGTTGGATGAACTGGATGTTCACAATGAGGCATGTATCTTCTTCACTGGTGCTCCTCTCACTGTCGAGTACATTCAAGGAAATCGTGCTGCGGTTTCTTCCCCTGGCTACTACAACACGATTGGAGCGTAAGATGAAAACCCTACTAACCCGGACTGTTGAATTTATGTTTATGCTTACCTTGTTTGCCGCTGTTTGGTTTGGCATGGTGGTATTTTGACACAGAAATTCAGTTTTGAATTCATGCAACACTGCATAAGTTTTATGCGGTGTCTGCATGATTCCTATGGAGAAGCACTGGGACAGGAAAAAATCAGCAAGATTTTTGACGTTATCGACGATGATCTCAGTGGCGAAGTCATGATGTTTTTGCTCACCGAGGGTTCTGCGTATCGTAGTAAGATCATACGAGAACCCGGTTACACCTTTGAGAGACTTCGCAGGATATCTGCTATCAAGTCTCTGAGGCAAGCGGTAGCCAATTTTACGCTAAAGGAAGCCAAAGATTTTATCGAAAACTGTGACCATGGTGCTCAAACACTACCTTGCCATTTAAACTATGATGAGCGTACACTTCTGAAAGAAGAATTAAAGGGCACTGGATATAAACTAATCTAACTGGTAAACACTGCTATTCAAGCAATTCAAAGCCGCTTTATGCGGCTTTTTATATGACTAAAGATTCAATAAATACACAGTAACTCTAGGAGAATAATGTGCCGCGTCTAAGTCTTTGGAAAGATGGTGCTCACACCGCAGATTATAAGTTTTTTGATCGCACTATACGTGAACAATTTACCGTAGGTGGCACGGGTATCCACGTTCACAAATATCTAGGCATTCTCGATCAAGGTGCCAGTGGTGATGCTACACAGCCTAGCGTTCAAGAAAATGATCCACTTGCTATTCAAGATTTACTGTTTCTAGAAAACAGGGATCGCAAATATGAGCAGGACATTTATAATCTTCGCGGTGTGTATACCCTGGCTGATCATGATTTCAGCTTGAGTCAATTTGGTTTGTTCCTAGAAACAGACACGCTGTTTATTACTTTCCATTTGAATGACATGAATACCATACTTGGGCGCAAACTGATGGCCGGTGATGTGCTAGAGCTTCCACATTTGAAAGAATATAACAGCCTAGACACTAGTTTAGATGTAGCACTAAAAAGATACTACGTGGTTCAGGAAGGAACTAGACCCAGTGAAGGATTTAGCGCAACTTGGTGGCCGCATCTATGGCGTGTCAAATGTACACCACTGGTAGATAGCCAGGAATACAGTGACATCCTTAATAAGATACAGATTAATGAAAACACAGGTTCAAGCACCAATAAAACGCTTAGGGATCTGCTTAGTACCTATCAAAAAGAACTTGAGATTAACAATAAAGTTGTTGATCAAGCAGAAGCGGAAGTACCAAAGAGCGGTTATGATACCAGCAAGTATTATATTGTCCCCACAGACAGCGCCGGCGAGCCTCTGGATCCAACAGGTTATACCGCAGACTCCAGCACCTTAAAAGCAGACAGTGATGTAGTTACTGCGGACAGTACACGAATTAGTCCAGAGAATAACAATGCGTATAGCGGTTATCTAGTCGGCGACGGGCTTGCTCCAAACGGAGAAGCAGTTTCAATGGGCACTAGTTTCCCAACTACCGCCATGGAAGGAGATTATGTATTGAGGTTAGATTTCTTGCCAAATAGACTATTTAGATTTGATGGTCGTCGTTGGGTCAAGGTCGAGGACAGTGTTAGAACCAGTCTTACCATGGGCAAAGGAAGCACTCTCAGGGACACCTTTATTAATAACACTAAAACTACAACCACCGACGATAATCGAATTATTAATCAGCGTCAGGCACTAAGCAAAGCTCTAAGAGCGGTTGAGGACGAATAATGGCACAGATGTATTTTTACGACAATCAGATTCGTAGATTCCTGCTACAGTTTATCCGGGCCTTTAGCAACTTCCAAGTCGAGTATGGCAAGGACAGGGACGGGAATACCACACTGGTAACTGTTCCTGTAAAGTACGGTGATAGCTCAAGGGTGGTTAGCTCCATATTAAAAGGCAACAGTGAAAATGCCATTATCCCAACTCCAATGATTAGTTGTCACATTACACAGTTAGAATACAGCACAGATCGCAGGCAAGATCCAACCTTTGTTGATAAGCGTCACATACGAATGAGAAAGTTTGACACCAACAGTGGTGAATATACCACGCAACAGGGCAATGCCTATACCGTAGAACGCTTAATGCCCGTGCCGTTTAACATGACCGTTGCTGTGGATATTTGGACCAGCAATACCCAGCAAAAACTACAGTTGCTGGAACAGATTCTTGTACTGTTTAATCCTGCTCTAGAAATACAAAGCACAGACAACTATCTTGATTGGGGTAGTTTAAGTTACATTGAACTTACTGGAACGACATGGAGTAGTAGAACGGTTCCGGCTGGCACCGACGATGGTATTGATATTGCTACACTTACATTTGCTGTTCCAATTTGGATTAGTCCTCCTGCTAAGGTTAAAAAACTTGGCGTGGTACAAAGAATCGTGGCCAGTATCTATGATGAGACTGGTAGCATCAGTGACGGTGTAATTGACCGGGATATGCTGCTAGGCACCAGGATGAAGTTTACACCTATGAACTATGGCATATTGCTGCTGGGAAATACAATAACAATATTACAACGTCAAGAGTCGGTAACTAACAAAGTTGAACCTACCAGCATAGAAAACGATCCTCCGGTAAAGATTGGCGCAGATGACATTACCTGGAGAGCAGCTATTAATCAATATGGTGAACTACAAAATGGTATTAGCCAGATCCGCATTGATTTTGGTACCGGCGAAATAGTTGGTACTATTGCTTATCATCCCAGTGATGATACAAAATTATTATTTACAGTAGACGCAGATACTATTCCTACCAACGATTTGCCTGCCGTGGATAAAATTATAAATCCTCAGCGTGTAGGTCCAGGAGCAGGGTTAAGCGCAGCAGCCATTGGACAGAGATATTTGATTTTAAAACCCATTGCCAACGTTTCAACTAATACAGACGGGCCCGATGCCTGGAAAGATATAAACGGAAATGATTTTGTTGCTGCCGCTAACGACATCATCGAATACGATGGCGTAAGATGGAAAATAGCATTTGACAGTAGCGGAGATCAGGGTGTACACTACTTAACAAATACTAATACAGGCATACAATACAAGTGGACCGGAGATACCTGGATTAAAAGCTACGAAGGCGAATACAAAGCCGGTGACTGGTCCATGGTTATTTAATTTTTTATGTTAAAAAATATAAAACAAAGTGTTGGTGCTATCTTTTTTTCTACATCAACTAAAAGATTCCTGTTCCTTCTACGCAGTGAAACAACATTTGAAAATACATGGGCATTTGTTGGAGGCAAAGTAGAACAAGGTGAAACCATTGGACAGGCATTATCTAGAGAAATACTAGAAGAAATTGGTAAAATTAAAATTAAAAAATTAGTACCAATTGATTGCTTTTTAAACGAGAAAAAGGGATTTGATTATCATACTTTTGTGGCCGTAGTTGACAAAGAATTTATACCAACACTAAATCACGAACACAAGGGTTATGCGTGGACTGAACTTAATAGTTGGCCAAAACCATTACACCCAGGTGTTTTTAATACTGTGTCAACAGAAGAAATTAAAAAAAAGATAAAAACACTGATTGATTTATCTTGCGATTGCACCTAATTGTGCAATGGATATATATTGTCTAAATCCAATTGATTTAACATTTCTAAACCAATTAAACTCATCAAACAAATGAACAGGATCGTGTCCATCTTGCACATGATAAAATTCTACGTCGTCGTATAACTGAAATATTTCACAGAGTTGTTTTAATAGGTTAACGTTGGCATAATTGTGGTTTTCTATAGGTTTGTATAAATTTCCATCCTGTGGATATACGTTTTGCTTTATACCCGGGAAATAAAAATCCATACCTATCATATAAATTTTTTTATGACCGTCGGCACAGGCTAATCTAAGAGCAGCAGGACCAGCATTTAATATTTGCCAATTTGGATATAAATGAAATTTTCCAGGATGCTTTATAATATTTTTCCTGGTTGTATATACAATATTATTTTCGCAGTAGTCAGTTTCAGCAATCTTATTAATGATATCCTGATTTACACAAATTAAAAATGTTGGATTAAAGTCTTTAAATAACATATTGCAACCATAACTTTGCCCAACACTATGGGGACCACCTTCGCCGCCAGACTGGCCGTGTAAAAATTCTAGGTTTAGTTTTAGTCTACTAATACCATTGCCAACAACATGGGCTATCCCATTATGATCATCATTAATTATGGACTTTTCTATCCAAGTACCAGCAGTTTTTTTATTACCTTGCCGCCAATGGGTAACGTCGGCAACTGTTTCGCCTATATAATCCCGTGTGTAAAACTTATACATTATTTTATGCCGACGACTACTGTTATAATCCCGCTTGCTCTGTCTTCTTTATTTTCTACTGCTTTACCAAAAACAGTACCAACAGGAGGATCACCTTCTTCACGCCAGGCTTCGGCATAACCAGGTTCACTGCCTGTAATCATTAAGTCGCCCTTGCGTACTGATCCAATAACCTTACAAGGAACCCTGCCTAGTAGGGCAACTGCTGGATTTAGTTCATCTGTTTTGTCTGGTTCTCTATGAGGACTATTCATAACACAATAAGGTTCCGTACTAACTACTCCGATGACCCTACGATTTAATCTTCCGTTACATCTTGTTACTTCTTTTTCGCCGCCCAGAACTAATACTGTGCCAGGCTCATAAACTGCGTCAGCTTCATAGCGTTCCGCAACGTC